ATTCGCTGGTAGTGTAATACATTGTACTACATCTGCTGACGAACAATCAATAGCTTGTGCAGTCAAGTCAATTATTAGTTCGACTTGATACGGCATACGGCCTCTGTTAGAGTTACCTGTAGCAGGAAGTAAAAGTGATGTTATAGTAGCCATTTTTTATGTCCCCCTACGCTGCGTTATATTTGGCGTTAACAAGAGCTTCTGGTCGAAGTATCTTTCTGCCATATAAGTGCATCCCACGAACAATGTCGCTGAATGAATCGGGATCTCGATAGGATTCAACTTTATTGATCTGTTCTGCGGTTGCAACTGCACTATCGTGTCCAGCAACAATAACCCCGTAGTTTGTATTTTGGTTTGAGGAGCCAGATGTTCCTGGTCCTGAACCTACTGCAGGTAGATTGTTAGACTGATAAACACGGAAACCGTGCAAGTTGTTTAGTACAAGACCGTTTTGGATACCTGATCCACCGAAGTCTGAATTTAGAAGACGTGAATCTTCATCTTTCAATAGTTCGATAAATACAGAATCTAGCACGATCCAGCGATTACGAGAGTCAACATTTTGTTGGTCTAGTAGTCTTGCCATTCTAGCGATTACCTGTAAAGGTGAAGCTGTAGCGGTTGGCTGTGCAGTTGCACCACCAAAACGAGGTACGAGAGGAATAGAGTGATCCCCTGCTGAACTTGTTGTGATGTTACCGAAGTCGCCTTTCTTTAGCTTCATACTAGAAAGTAGTTCGTCTGTACCAGCAGTAGATACTGCTACAGTTCCATTTACAGTTGCGTTAACTGTATCTGCGTCAGCGTGAAGTGAAGACTGTTTGAAACCAGCTAGGTATCCAAGAACATCTTGGTCCATTTGGTCAGCTAGTCTATATGCTGCACGATCTGTGGCAAGGTTCATAAAGTCAATGTGACTATGCGCTTCTTCGATATCGTCGATTTTAAATGCAAAGTAATTTGATTTATCGACAGTAAGTTGAAACTCTTCGTCATCAAGATCCTGCGGTAGTATTGTCGTACCTCTAGTGTACGCTTTTACTGAAACTTCAGGTTCCTTCATTATTTTTACGGTATCGCCTTGGTTTGCGATCTCACCAAAGTAATCATTATTGGTGATCGCATTAGCAACAGCAGACTTGCGGAAAGCAAGTTGTACCTGTTTACTATATATAATGGGTGAAAAATTACCATTAGGTAGATTTCCGTACCCACTTGCGGATGAAAAAGCCATTGTATAAAATCCTCCGTTAAGATATGGCTATGTGAAATAAACACAACATATCCACTAAAGGGGCCTGTCGTTTTCTAGGGTGCAGTTTAAGTTTTAGATCCGTCGATCTTAGTATAAACTGGGCCTATACTTGAAAGGGTAGTTCTTTGCGGCTTAGTGCTTGGTGAAAACATATACATTAAATTTATGCAATTCGTGTATATGCGTATAGTTATACTTACAATATTACAACTGTCAAGTCTTTTTTGTCATATCGTAAGTAAATTTGCCCTCTCGAATAGCTGTCATAATCTCATCGGATCTTTGAGCATACTCTTTAGGGGACATTCGGTTAACAACAGACTCGCTAAGATATTTTTTAGCTTGGTCTGCTTCTGGTGTACTACGGGTTCTAGCTTTAACTGAAGAAGCCGCAGCTTTATCTGATGATGATGCAGGACTAGCTTTATTCATTCCCTTGTCTTGTTTGTATAAATCAATAACACGAGCAACTGATTTGGCATCATCCATATTCTCATACAGAGCATCTTTTACCCACTTGGGTTGTTCTTCTGCCCAGTTATGAAACTCATCACCATTTCTTATTTCTTCAAAGTCAGGGTGTAAATTAATAAGTTCAGCTTCAGCTTTTTCTCTTACTGCATCTGATCTTACTTGTTCAAACTCCTTCATTCGTTTTTCTAAATTACTTGAACGCTCTGTAGCTTTTTTATCTGCAATAGATTCAACTATCGCCGCTACATCAGGGTGTTGCCTTGACCACGCTTCAACTTCTTCTGTTGACTTAGGTAGTACAAGTTCTTTCTTCGACGCTAACTGAAGTTGTTCTTCTAACTTTTCTAAACGGCTCTGTAAGTCTTTTTCTTTTTCTGCAGAGTGCTTACGTAGATCGCCGTATCTTTTCTTAAAAGTTTTTTCTTCTGCTGTTAGACCTTCATCTTCATCACCTTTAGTTTCAACTTTGTTTAGCTGATGATCTTCTTTAATGTCCTCTTGCGTTTCTACTTCGGGACTACGACCTGCGTCTTTCATTAGCTGATCCAGTTCTTCTTGATCTTGTACTGCACGGGCTATGTTTCTATTGTGAGCAGGGGAATCTACTTTAATAGGTATTTCTTTTTGGACTGCTACTTCCGACATTGATTTACTCCTTTATGTTGGGGTCAGCATATTTACTGAGTAGCCTTATGATTATTATCGAGTGATATGTGTGTCGCTATTTCTTTTTCTTTTTACGTGTAGCTAATCCTCCTTTGTTCATTCCAAATTCTCTATTGCTCCCTGTTCGTCCTGAGTAAGCACTTGCTGATGTTCCTATTGCGTCCTCTTCTACCTTAGTAGTAGCAGATCTTGCTGCATCTTCTTGTCTGTCTTGTTCATCTCTAACTTGCCTACTTAAAGCTTCAGCTTCTCTATCGATGGTTCCTAATATATTTGTACCTTCTTCTTTTGCTTTTGCTGTTATAGCATCAACACTTTTTTGTTGCTTTGTTTTAGCAAGTTCTTTTTTAGCGTCTGTTTCTTCTCTTAAAGTCGTAGTTTCTAATCCTTCTTTATACGTTTGGATGCCCGTACCTGTTCGTGTAGGATCGTTACGGCCTTTAAATATATCACTAAATTTATTAAGGGATGTTGCGGCTCCCCCTTCACTTACAGGTTTACTTAATGTATTTCTCCAAGTGTCAATTTTATCGAGAGGCAAGTTCGACATATTTGTTAATACTAATACTTCATTTCCTGTTAACCCTTCAGTATCTTCAAGACGTTTCTTTGCTTCTTTTTGAAGCAATTCAGACATACTAGTGTTACCCCCCATTAGGTTAACTACCCCTTTTATTAATCCTACTGTTGGAAGACTATCCAGTGGAATTTTAGTTCCTCCACTATGTATAGCCATAGCCATTGCTAATTCTCCAATTGACATTCTAACAGGTGGTTTAGTGCCATCCCAAATACTTTGATCTGCTTCACTATCTTGTGGTTCATTTTCTGGCATAGTACTATCTACAGGAGCTACAGGAGCTACACCTTCAACTGGCGCACCTTCTTCAAAGTACCCTGGTGGCACTGGCGGTATAGCTACGCCATTTACAAACCTAATATATAATTTACTTCCTTCGCTGTTTACGTAAGTTTTAACAAACGTCTGTGGTTGTAACGAAGCCATTTCAGTTACAAGGCCACCCTCTTGAAATTCTCTTACGGGTTCGTCTTGACCATCATCATATGTATTTAATTCTTCAGCAGAGAAAGGTAAGTCATCCATTCCATCCATAGAAGCATCATCTACAGGTTCACCACCCATACGACCATTCTCTTCCATACTAGCTAATTCCATTTTAGCTTTACCTCGAAGGTCTTCAAAGAACTTTATGCCATAATATTGTAAGACATCGGCTGGTACAACATATTCACCTTCACTTAGTCGAGCAGGAATGTCATCTCTGACTTCCGAAGGTAATGCACCTGGTGGTACTTCATTACCACTTACAGGGTCTATGCGTGGAGGTTCATCTCCAAATGCCATTTCAGTTTGTTCTTCAAGTGCCATTACTGGACCCCCTTCATTATATTTATTATTAGATACTAATCCTCCTTCTGAGAAGGTAGTTATTTTACTATAGACAGAATGTATTCTTGGTTGTCCTGCTTTTGGGTGATTTTTATCATACTTACCCATTCTAATCGTACCTATTTCTTCACCAAATTCTAATTGACCTGTTGTAGTAGGTCTAAGTCTAGGTTCACTAGCACTTGCTGGGTATGTTGTTAAATTACCGCCTTTAGAAAAATCTGTTTCGTATGTATAGTAATGTTTATTTCCCTTAGTAACAGAAATCAAAGTGTTAGCATCTTTAGTTTCTGAATTTTTACTTACCCATTCCCAACCGCCTTTTTTGCCTGTGCTAGTTGGTTTAATTAAATTAACTTTTATTTGTGTATTGCCCTTTCCTATAGTACCAACTTTTTCTACATCAAAATTTCCTGCAGACATTGTTGCCATAGGTTTTCCACCTTTAACATCAGTTGGTTCTATTTTAATATTTATAGCCCCAGCATTTTTATTTGTTAAAATTTCTTTATTAATAGGATTAACAAATTCTCCTCCTTTTTTAAAAGGAAGTTTGTTACTTTGTAATTGAGATTGATTAATAGGTCGAACAGGAACCATATTTGTTTTAGTTGCTGTATATTTAGCGATATCATCTACGGCTACATTATCTACTTGGGTAATTGGATTTCCTATATGTGTTCCGTTTTCTAATATTTCTAAAGGTTGTAATCCTTTTTTTGGAACTAAAGAAAAATTAAAAGTTGCTTTCTTAACAGGACCTTTACTAGTTTCTAATATTATATTAGCAGTAGTATTAGGACTAGTAGGATCAGGAATAATTGTTCTATATCCTTCCCCTCCAACTTGTTTCTGTAATTGATTGGGACTAGCAAAGTCATCTTTAAATATAGTAGCTGCTTTTTGATCAAGAAAAATAGTTTTTGCAGAAGGATTAAGATTTTCACCTGTTACTTTTTTATGTCTAGTAGTAATATTTCCTTTATTCATTACATACTCAGAACCTTTTCCTGTTGTAAAAAAACTAGTTACGGGTTCAGCTAAACGTGTATCTGTAGGTGTGTTTTTAATTGCTTTTTTTAAAGCATTTTGTGCTTTGCTATATTTTTTAGCTAATGCTCTAAAAGGCATAGCAAGTAAGTCTCCTGCACCAGGAATAACGCCTATTCCAAGAGCAGCAGTATTTAGTGCAGCAGAACCAAGACTACCTTCTTTAAGGTTTTCCTTTATGTTGCCAATAATAATGTTTTCACCTACAAAAGGAATAGATTCTTCAGCAAGCTGTCCATAATCTAAATTCTTAAAGAAGTCTGCAGTAGATTGTAAGAAACCTTTATCTTCTTTAGTCTCTTGGACCATTTATTTTATCCCTTAAAAATTTTAATTGTTTAAGTGCTATTATAGAACCTTGCGCTCTGTGTATCTCAATTAGCGTATTGGCTTGTTCTAAGTTTCGATGTACAGAAGCTATTCTTACATCTAGTTCTTCATTAAAGGCATCCCACTCTTTTTTGTTATTCACAAAAGTTTTAAGCGACATTACCAGTAAATCCTTCTTCACCGGGAAGTGGAGCCATTCCTGTTCCTACTTGACTACCGCCACCACCAGTAGCATCCATTGCATCAGCACCAGCGACAACTTCAGGAGCTTGTCCTGTAGGTGGTGCGGCTGGACCCATACCTTCTTGTGGAGGTGGAGGGGGTGGCTGTTGGAAGTTCTTCAGTAACTCAGCTTGAATAGCTGCGTCTTGTAATGAGTTAGTAACTTTGTCTGGGTCTAAGTCCATACTCTTAGCTATCTCTCTAATGATGAAGTCCATCTTAGCGAAAGGTGCGAGTGCTGGGTTTTGTACTGTGCCTAAGAACTGCATCAATCTTTGACTACGTACTTCATTAGCCATCAAGCTTTCCGTACCACTAGCCTTAACTTCTAAGTCACCTCGTATGTCTGGGTCAAAATCAAACTGCATATTAAATGCAAAGAACGCTTTACCCATAGGCGCAATTAGATAGTCATCCACATTCTTAACGACAGATCGTATGCTACCATTAGCGGCTGACATCAACATAGAGATACCTGACGCAGTACGTCCTACACCTGACACACCAGTTTGCCCGTGAGCAAAACTAGGGAAGCCTGTGCTTTCGTCAGCTAGTACTCTAGCCTTATCAAACAACTGCATATTCTCTTGTGCAACATTAGGGAACTTAGTGCCAAACAACGCTTGTCCTGGCGCACCCCCTTGTCTACGGAATACTTTACCTGGATACACTGACATATCCTGCCCTGGCACAAGGTTGGTTTCATCAACCTCGATAATAAGATTACCAGATAGCGCAGCATTATCAATCGCCATACGCATAAAGCCGTTCATTAATGTTTGGGTATCGTCCATATTTTCGGCAATACCTACACCAAAGAAACTGTATGGGTTGTGTTCAAATGGAACAGCGTAATACGGGATACGTGCTGGCTTGAATGGATTTAGAACCATTCTTAGCACCTCTCCGTTGCAGCACCAGATGTTGCAGTTCACTTCTGGTAAATCTTTTAATTCTTTAGGGATGCTGACACCATTCTGTTCGAGTATGTCTGTATCGACAAACCCCCAAAACTCTAGGACTTCCCATCGTTCTGACGAATTGTGTTTAGCATCATCGTCTTCCATATTCATTTCCCAGTGTTTCAGGGTATAGTCAGCACCTTTATCTATTGCTTGTTCAATGCCATCTACCATAAAGTATGGACGACTTTTTAATGTTCTTAATTGGTTGCGAGACATCTTGTGCCGCTCAACTGTATACTCTGCGTCATCCATACTAG